TGCATCAATCACATCTTCCTCTAATGATGAACGATTTGCTTGTGAAGCAGTCCATATCGGTATATCAAATTCACCACCCATTCCCCTTAACTCTTCATACACATGACCTATTTGATGTCTTTTTTCTGTGAAGTGTTGTGTTGATTTCATAATATCTGCATAATCCACAATAACCATATCAGGTTTGATACCTTGTAATACACATTGTTGTAAATGTGCAGTTAAAGTGTTTACACTTGCAGTTCTTGTTGGATAATATTTTATTATCAACTCACCTTTTAATTTATTTATCTTACTTAAAACTTCTTCTTTATAATATTGTAAGTTACCTGTTGGTTGTCCACTTACTATTGTATCATATCTTAACCCTACATATTGAGCATTTAACTCTAATGTATAATGAATTACAGTCAATCCTTTTGCAACTGCATGTGCACCAATAGCCTGAAGTGTCCATGATTTACCAATACCAGCAGGTGCAACTACAACTCCAAGTTCACCACCAGCTAATCCACCATCCATTAAATCATTAACACTATCCCATTGTGTTGGCATAGTATTTCTTGATTGTTGGTTCATTCGTTCTTCAAAACCTGTAATGTATTCGTGTCCAATATCTCTCTCCATACCAGCGGTCATGGCTTTATCTATAATGGTTTTTATTTCATCATACTTCTGTACTTCTAACAATTCTACCGAATCCATAATAGCATTCTTAACAACTTGATTCTTACAAAACTCTAATGTTTTTTCTTGAACAAATTCTAAATCATTACTCTCACGATGTTGCCATGCATTTCTTAAACTATCTACAATAGCTGTTTTTAATGCACCATTCTCTACATCATCAATCAGAACTTTGATTGCTTCCATTGTTGGATTTTTTTTATATTTGGAAAAATAATCCTTGATAGAACTAATCAAGAATTTATTACTATCGGAATCAAAATACCCCACTTCTAAAATATCAATAACTTGTTTGGTAAACTTGTTATCCACAAGAAGTGATGTAATTATCTTACTTTGAAAACCAGTACCATATTTTACTAATGATTCACTCATACTCATATATATAACTATAACTTTCCTTGCTCATAATTCAATTTATTTTCTCCAAATCCAAATTGGTTCACCGAATGCAGTGTTTTGTGTTTCTTGTGTTTTTTCTTTTAACTCTTCATTGAAATATTCACTCTTGGCATTTCCTGCACCACCACTATTGAATCGTTTGGTCATTTCCATTCCTATACATCCAGCGTATTTTAATCCCTTTGATTTTAGAAAATCATTCATTGGATTACAGATTTCATAATAACCTTTATCTTTTGGATTGTATACATCTGCAATATTAATTGCAAGTATCCCATCTTTCTTTAATGTAGGAATTAACTTCTCAAGTGTTTTGTGTAAGAAGTTTTTATTCCAACTATCAATATCTTTATATCTTATATAACTTTGTGTATCTTCATCTGAATATTTCTCTACATTGAAATAAGGTGGTGAAGTAAAGATTGTATCAAAATGGTTTTCATACTTTGTAAAATCTACATCTTCAGCAGGTGAACAAATTAATTCTACTTTCTTTTCATTCTCAAATATTGTCCTATGTTTCTCATAAAACTCGATTTGTTTTTTATAATTTGGATGGTTTAAAGTGTTAGGGTCTATACCAACATAATGTTCTGTAGTTTCACCACAATAAAATCCTGCTAACCTATCACCCCAACCAGCACTAAAATCAAGTACATTAACACTTTGATGATAATCATAGAATGCTTTAGCAATACTTGGTTTAAATTGAGATGCCACATACTTTCTTAATGTTGTAGCCATTCTGATTGATTGTTCATCAACCTTTGTTAATACTTGTTCCAATGAATAGAATGCCCTAACAATTGTTTTGATACCCTTTACAGTTTGCCATGTTTTCCAACCACTTGGTGTTCGTGTCCAATCAACTTTCCATCTTGTTTCTATATGAAATGGATTTGAAGCATTATTACCACTATTATCTCGTTTGAAATACATTTCAGATAAATCATATTTCGACTCCGTTTCATTTCGTGGGAACCAACCACTCTCTACTAATAATTCTGGCCACCTAATACCTTTTAACTTATTCAAACTATCAAGTGTTTGTCGCTCCGATATAACTGGTATTGGTGGCCTATATGTGTGTAATACTTTTGATAACTCTTCAATAACATCTTCTTTTTCATAAGTTTTCATAATGGATTGCCATTCTTTTTCATCAATAAAAATATATGGTTTCATATTATAAAACTTTTGGAAGTGTTCTTGTATTGTCATCCTAAATTCCCATACATATCTTGTACTTTTTTATCATAAAATTCTTTTCGTTTCCTATCACGATATTTTTGACGAGCTTTTGCCTTTATCTCTTCTGAATTTCTTTTGTAGTGGTCCATTTGCCACTTTCTTTGAGCTTCTCGTCTTTCTTTTTCTGTATAATATTTTTTCTTTCTACCCATGAGTTTTTTCTGCCATATGATTTAATCTATTGAATGTAGTTGCCAACCAACTTTCAAGATTAGGTAAAGCAGTGTACAACTTATCTTCTAAAAACATTCTTTGAAACTTATGTTTTACCATTCTCTGAATTGGTTCTCCTGTGATATGTTGAGTTTTTTGTTTACTACTACCACCCATAACACTATCGGTTAAATCCATTAGTTTCTTATTTAAAAGTAATTGTTCTTCATTATTTACAATAGTTTCACATATTTTGTATTTTTTTCGGTTTGCTTTTGAACTCTTCAGAATATCTTCTATAGAATATTCATGTGGGGATTCAAGGAATGGAAATACTTTCAGTAGTGTTTTTAATCCAGCACCTTTTATACCTGGTATCCCATCTGATTTATCACCATCTATAGTTCTGAACAATAAGAAGTTCTTTGAATTAATTCCATATTCATTCACAATTCTTTCTTCATCATACATCAACTTTTTCGTTGGTGAATAAACTTGTATTCTATCATCCACCAACTGAAGAAAGTCTTTATCGGTTGACATAATTGTAACCTTATCATTAAATACATGCTTAGCTGCATAACCAATAACATCATCTGCTTCTACATTTTCAATGTTCATTAATGTTAATGGTAAACATTCAAGATACTCTATTACTCGATTCAATTGTCGAATCATCATCTTGTGTTCATCTTCTCTTGTAAGTGAAACATCTAAGTGTCGATTCAATCTAACTGACATTTTTCTTCCTGCTTTATATTCAGGAAAAAGTTTTCTTCGGCGGTTAGACCCACCTTTACCATCAAATACTATGATAGTTCGAGTAGGTCTAACCATATTAATAGTATAACCAATTGACCTTAAAAAACCTACTATTCCACCAATGTGAATACCATCCTCATTAGTAGTAGGTATCGCAGAAAACACTCTAATAAAAGTGTTTAACCCGTCTATTAATAAAACCGAGTCATTTGGTTTACCACTATCAACTTTTCCGCCAGATTTTTTAATCTCTTCGAGTATCGATAAGTGTTTTTTACTAATCACCGATAACCTCATCTGTGAACTCTACATCATCAATACCAAGTTTCTCTTTGTATTTCAATATAACCTTATCACAAATGATTTTATATACGTACTCTCTCAATTCATCATCTTTGGTAATCAACTCTTCCCAATCTTTTGATAGGAATTTGTGGTCTTCACCATTCTGGTCTGTAAGAGTGTACCATGCTCCACCTGATTTAACTAACTTGTGTTCTTTCAACACAGTCAACCATGCACCATAATTATCAATACCTCTATCAAAGTACATATCATAATCTGCATGTCGTAAAGGTGGACCTAATCTATTCTTAACAATCTGTGCTCTACACTTCATACCAAGAACATTTTTTGCCGTATCTTTAATTTGTCCCATATTCTTCAATCTAATTCTTGTTGAAGCATGGAATGGTAATGCTTTTCCACCACTTGTAGTCCAGGGGTCTCCGAACATTACTCCGAGTTTTTGTCTTAACTGATTTGTAAATACTAAAGCTATTTTCTGTCTACCAATCATTTGAGTAATCTTTCTCATAGCTTTAGATATAATAATAGCCTTGGCTGTTGCCCAACCATCCTTATCAAAATCTGCTTCTAACTCTACTTTCGTAGTAGCGGCTGCCAGTGAATCAACTAATATAGTAACTAATCTATCTTTATCTGATTCTCTAACTTTGGTTACGATTTCTTCAATCGCTTCAAATATATCTTCTACGGTTTCTAAGTGTAGGTATAACATTTTATTCATATCAATACCAATCACTTCCATAAACTCTTGACTAACTGAAGTTTCAGTATCTATATAAACTGCGATACCACCCTTTTTTTGAGTTTCTGCTAACATATGAGCCCCAAGTAGTGATTTACCACTTGATTCCAATCCGTTAATTTCTGTGATTCTACCTACGGCAATTCCACCATCAGGTTTATTTGATATAGCTAAATCTAACATAGAACTACCTGTGGATATAAAATCTTTTATATCTGTTGGTGTTGTATCACTTCCATCTAAGAAGTATGCTACCTTAGTATCTTTGAACTTTTTATTTAAACTATCGGCCAATGTTGTGGCCAATACATCATTTACTGATGCCATCCTAATCTCCTTAAGTTAATAATAGTGTGTGGTTACGGGTTACAATAACGGCCCGACCTCATATTATATTGTTAATTGCCACACACTATATTGTTATTATTTACGAATTGAATAATTCATCAAACGCATCTGCTGAATTACTTACTGTCTTTGAGTTTGAAATCTCTGAAGTAGAAACTTTTTCTTTTTCTTCTTCATCTGATGATGAATCATCACTTGGATTCAACCACTCATTCAATATATCAGTAAGGTCATCATAAGATAACTCTTGATAGATTTCCTTAATATCTTGTTGTGTTTTTACTACTTCAAGAACTTCAGGTTCATCTGAAATTGGTGTTTGATTAGGTTTAACTCTGATTTTTGTTGTTGGATAACTTGCTCCAGTCTCTTCTGCTGAGATGAACTCAACAACAACATCACGACCATTTACAGGGTCTGTGATATCTCCATAATCAGGGTCTGCGATTATAGAAAGTAGTTCTTGATAAACTGTCTTTCCAAATCCCCAAAACTTCACTCCTTGTTTCTCTTCACCTCTAACTATTACTGGTGCAAAAGTTCTCATTTTAGCTTCAAGTTTCCTTGATAACTGATAATCTTCTTTCGAACCACTTGCTTTTAGTTTTTGAGCAAACTCCTCAATTGGGTCTGGTCTACCAAAAGAAATTGAGGAGTTTGCTCAAAAA